GCGTATGATATAGCCACGGGCAGTATTCATTTTTGGATGAACACAAGTCAAGCACAGAACTTCATAACACTACATGCCAAGCATGGTCCTGGTGCTACTTCCAACAACGGGTTTATTCTGTTTATAAATGACACCGCTGGGAGTACCCTCCGAGTTCAGATAATTACTACTAGCGTAGTATTGGACATAACGGGTTCGACGGACATTCGGGACGGGGCGGTCCATTCCTGCGGATTAGTATTCAGGCAAGCAAACAACGGAACATGCCGTCTTTATGTAGATGGTATCGAAGAAGCCAGCGGCAATGTCGGTGCGGCTTGGAATTTCGACAGTCAGGTTGTGAGATGGGCTATCTCCACGGACGCCTTCTGGGATGACATGACAGGCATAATGTCTGAGACGGCCTGGTGGGATGTTGAACTTAACGTCTCTGAATGGGCCGCGCTTTCTAAGCGTGTTTCTCCGCGCCTTATACGGCCGGCATCTCTGATCGACTATTGGCAAATCATTGGTACAAATAGTCCAGAACAGAGTCGGATAAGTACAAGAAGCGCGACGGTTACGGGTACAACAAAAGTCGGTCATCCTCGCATTATTCTTCCCGCCCCCACCCGTCTCATCCACGTTCCGGCGGCGGCGGCGGTAGGCAATCCTTGGCACGTTTATGCACAGCAATGAGGTAACAAAAATGGAGGTGTGCCATTCCTGATCTCTGGATGGATGTTGATGCGGCGATTGCCGAAGCTCCAATCAACATCATGCCGCTCATTGATGATACGGACTTCAAGACCCGTGAGGAAAGCGTGGTCTTTGACCAATCGGGCCTCGATTTGGTCTGGAACTTCGTCACCACGGCGGGGGCGATGACACAGACCGCTGTGACGCCGACCGATACGGCGGGGGATTACGATTGGGTGAACCAGGGCAACGGCATGTATTCAATCGAGATACCGGCCAGCGGTGGGGCATCCATTAACAACGACACGGAAGGGTTTGGGTGGTTCACTGGATTCGCTACGGGGATTCTCCCCTGGCGTGGGCCGGTCATCGGCTTCCGTGCGGCAGGGCTTAATAACGTGCTTATTGATGATGCACACAGCGCGACACGCGGACTAGCCGGGACAGCTTTACCTGCCGCGGCTGCCGACGCTATCGGTGGACTACCGATCAGTGACGCGGGCGGTCTTGATCTCGACGCGAAGCTGGCTGCAACCAATGAAGTGACCGCCGCGAGGATGGCCGCGCTCACCGATTGGATCAATGGTGGCCGCTTAGACCTCCTCCTTGACGCAATTAAGGCGGTGACAGACCTTTTGCCCGATGGGGGGGCACTTACCGCTATTGGAACAGATACGGCACGCCTGACGGCTGTTCGGGCCGCAGTATTAACGGACTGGATCAATGGGGGACGGCTCGATCTCATCCTCGATATTATCGCTGCGGATGTTGTCAATCTGGACGGTGACGCGATGCGAGGGACGGACGCGGCGGATGTCCTCATTCAGGTCAATGCTGCCCTTGATACGGCTATTCCAGAGTTGGCACAAGGAGTTCCTGCGATCACACCGACAATGCGAACTGCGGTTATGTTGGTCTATATGGCCTTGCGCAATCAATTTGACATCATCGCAGCCTTCCTCAAAATACACAACAACGCAGGGACCGTTATTACGAAAAAAGCTCTGAGCGACGACGGGACAACGTACAGCGAAGCGAAGGCGGTGACGGGTCCATAATGGCGATAGACAACGCAGAGAAACGTCGGTCGGCGTCGAAATTACTCAAGTTCAAGCCCGGAGTGACACCAAACGCTGCGAAGGATCAAGAGTGGAGGCACCAGGCAGGTCGGTCATATAGTGGAATACTGGCAGGAGGCGTGGTTGCCCCAACGGTATTTCGGAAAATGATTGATGTGCATACGAGGGCTCGGATAATTGAACCAAGGGGATAGACTGTTCTTACAAACGTCACCCGCATTACGGATGTGATTTAGAACATGGGCACCGTTCAATGGGAAACCGATTTCCGGAGGACGCTGACGATTGCCAGCGCGGCAACAGAGTCGGACGTGCTGGACCTCGCCGGATTGGGCGCCCGATCTATCTGGGGCCTCAATATCATCAGCCCGACCACGTTACCGGACACCGTGAAGATTCATGTATCAGACATCCCGGCAGGCACATTCCAAGTCCTGCAAAGTGGCGGAACGGACATCACAATCCCGGCGGGCAAATCCACACAGTTGGATCTGCTGACGGTCGGAGCACTGAAACTGGTGGCGGATTCTGCGGTAGGCGCAGATCGGGATTTTCGGATCATTGGCGGGCTCGTCAATTAGAAACGTAGGGCTGGCAATCTTCTTGTGGAGGTAAAAAGATGAAGGCATGGGTAGTGCTCGTTGGTCTGACGGTTGCTGGTGTGTTTGCGGCCTCCTGGGCGTTTTCTAGTGGGCCGCCCGTGATGTCGGGTATTCCCTTCGCCAAGGAGGCGATTACGGTTTCGACTGGGGCGGTCGGAATCACGGACACGCTCTGCCGCGTTGGGGGCGTGGCCGGGGGCGCTGAGACGAAGGCGCTTGTCCAGATTGCGACCGCCGGCGTCTATTTCCTTCTCCATAGTTCAACGGCAACGCCGAACAGCGCAGACTACTCCGCGGCGACCGGCGATTGGATTGCGGTACGGGTTCCCAGCAGGTTACGCATGGTTCGCAGTGGTGGTTCCGATGGGGCTGCGATCGTGACGTGCTTCACCCAATAAAAGGAGGAAAGGTAAGGAGACTCTGCTATGGCTGACCTCATCAATCCCGCAGGGACGCTCGGTCGTGCCTTCATCATGGGCTACGTCGATATGGTCGGCGGCGAATCGTCCGTCACCGTGAATCTCCCGCTTCCGGGTCATAGCGCCTACGTCGCGGTTGCCAATGCGAAGGGCTGGCAGACCACGATTGAGGTGACACAGGGCGAGGCGTCATTCACCTGTGTATTCTCGACGGAGGCTCCGGCCGGGGGGCAGTTACGGTGGTGTATTCTTTTAGCGTGAGGAGGGGAAATGGGACTCGAAACGATTGTTGCAATAGCTACAATCGCAGCTGCAGGTGCTACTGTTGGTTCAACCATCGCCGCTTCTGGTAGGCCAGACCTGCCCACCCCGCCACCCGTGCCTGAACCCGGTGCCGATCCGCGTGAGGGCGCCGCCGCGTCAGCGCAGGCCCAAAGGCTACGGCGTAGGCGTGGGAGGGCTTCGACCATTCTGACCGGGCCAGCAGCCTTCGGGGCGGCGACGGCGACTCAGGGCACGAAGCAACTCTTGGGGCAGTGAGATGGCGACATCGCTGACCGATTTGGTGAACATGGCCCTCGATCTGCTGGGGGTGGGGCAGATCACCACGCTCGGCACGGACGGCACAGCCCAAGACGGCTTTATGAACCGCAACCACCTGCGGCTCATCAAGGCCGTGCAACGCCAGCACCCGTTCAACCGGATCGTGACGCGCAAGGTACTCGACTATGTGCCGGGCACGCTCACGTTGTCGAGTACCGCGGTTGGTACGGGTGTCACAGCAACGTCGAGCGTGGCCTTCTTCACCGAACGGGATGTGGGCGCACTCCTCAAAGAGCTTGGGACGGGCGCGACGGGTGTGGCGGAAATCACGGCCTACACGTCCCCCACTGTCGTCACCGTGGAGAACACAACCGCGTGGAACGGAACAAGCCCCATCGCGCAAAACTCCTGGCACCTCAAGCCGCAGGGTAACGACTTCGCGTATGGCTATGTGCTCCCGTCCGACCTCCTGCTGTTCAATCATTTGGACGATGAGGAGGCGCAGTGGGCCATCGAGGGCGACCGCGTGCTGACGACATATTCCGATGCGGTGGCCCATTACGCACGGTATCTCGCCACGCCCGACGACTGGGACCAGCTCCTCTTGGATGCGATCGTGGCGAAACTCGCCGCCGAGGCCGCATGGCCCCTCACGAAGAATCAAAAACTCCAGGCCGACATGCAGAACCTCTATGGCCGCAAGGTGGCCGAGGCGATGGGCGTGAGCGATTCAGAGAAGCAGCGGCAGACGAAGTACGCGGCGACCGTTCTCAAGGATGTACGTTGAGTGACGAATATCAGAACGATAACCAATAGTTTTAATAGTGGCGAACTCTCCCCCCTCATTGCTGGTCGCGTAGATCAGCAGAAGTATTTTAATTCCCTCAAAACGTGCCTGAACTGGGTCCCGCTGGTCCAAGGCGGCATCCGCGTCCGGGGCGGATTCAAGTATGCGGGTGCTGCCAAGAATAACGATGAAACCTGCTATCTGTTTCGTTTCATCTTCTCGCGCACTGATTCCTACGTCCTCGAATTTGGCGATCTCTATATCCGCTTCTGGAAATACAACGCCACCACGGGAGAGCCGGAGCAGATTCAAAACGGGGGGAGTCCGCTGGAAGTCGTGACGCCGTACTTGTAGCCACAGTACTCTGCGAACCGCTGCTCGAACTCGTCCAGGTACTTCCCCCTGTACCCGGATATCCAGCCGCTGGCGACTGCGTCCCGGACGTTATCTGCTTCCTCCTGACCCAAGAACGGCTCGCATACCGGGACAACCATCTTTGCCTCACCCATCACTCCCCTCCTGTGTCTTTGGTGTTAGTCATGGCGTCACCACCATCCGCTCAGGCGTATCCGGCCAGCAAGGGTTGTCAACGTACGCCGCAGGACTCTGCGCTCTACTGCACAAATACCCAGCAACAACACCGACCAGAATACAGCTATACCCAACCACCCGAATGCGCCCTTTGCGATGAGGCTGACCGCAAACAGCGTCGTTGGTACAAGCACGAGTGCCACCATGTTTATTCCGCTCATATCATCCCCCCCGTATGGTGTCGTCTGGTGGGCTAGTGTCTTCCGAAATGAAGACTGATTGCTGCGTTGCGGGATACGGGAAGCCGCGTACTGTCGTCTGCGTCCTTGCTTGAATCGCCCTGATGGCATTATCTGTCAATAAGCTCATGTCTCACCCCACTCTTCTTATTATCCCACAGGTTCCGCCGTTTGTCAAATGATGGGTCTCTGTGAATCGGGGATGTTTACCCAACTTACCTTCAACATAGGTCAAGGTCTCTAGCGTCCCGCAGGATTCACAGATAACTTCCACGTCCTCACCGATGGGTTCTTCTGGTACAGGTTCGTCATACATCTCATTTCTTTCAAGGACACAATCATCTAATGGGCAATCCAGACATAAGATTCTAGCCTCTTTACTAGAGGTGCCCATTGTAATACCATGAGAGTCAAGTATTTTGCATCCTGTTTTCTTGTAGGGGATAGTGGTCATTACGTCCTTGCTTCTTCGCGCTCCTTAGGTGTACGAGCGGGCTTAACAGTGA